CTCCTGTAACACTGTACGTAGGTTTTCCAACCGTCGATCTTGGGGCTTTGATTCCTTCATCGTCGCCATCCCGGTAAGGTATCCAGAGTACTTCGGACACCTCCCTGAAAATGGCATTGATTAGGGCTTCAAGCCTTAGTCCTGTCTTGGTTTCCCACTTGATGAGTCTATTGATCAGACTATAGCAGTCAGAATCGCGGTCAAGGTCTTTTAGGTAGACCCCACGGACATTCACTCCGTTAAAGTAGTCGTGACCGCAACTCTCGCGGAACGGGCCTGTGGAAAAGGATTTCTCCTCGTTCACAATGAAGCCGAACAGGGCAAACGCCCTGCAGACAAGCGGGTAAGCCTCACGGCACACCGCAATGTCATCTCCAAATACGCCGGCGTTGATCTGCTTTGGTTTCCCATAGCGATCGCGACGTTGATGAAGTGGCGACAAGAATGCGTCTTTTCGGGCGGTCCCAAAGTAGGGATCCAAGCCCAGCATTCTGTAACAGGCACATACCACGGCCGCAAAGAACATGGTCTGCAGGGGGAAGCAATACCCATTCCCCATACTGGCAACCATGTGCATCTCCAAGTACTCTCCTGAGGGTAAGAGAGTCTTGGGGCTTCGGGTCCGACGCAACCAAGTGTTGAACCACCTTGGCATTATCCCATCCGTAAGCCCTAAAGAGATGCTATTTGACGCCGACTTCAGGTCGATTGTGGCAATAGTGCCATCCAACGACCCCAATCGAGCGAGCCACTGATTCTTCACCGGCTGCGTGCTCAGGTTGATCCCGAGCCGACTTTCCAGGCGATCCTCAATGTAGCCCCCGATCCCAAGCTGGAAAAACATCTCCAGCACAGGCTCGGAACAAATAGTGCGGTCTATATCGTACTGCTTGCGCACAGTACCTAACTTCGACCCCTCAACGACCAATGACCCATGTTGGTTTTCCCTTGCGATTTCTGCGAGGGCCCAGGTAGGGTTGTGTCTGATCGCTGCGCAGTAGAGCGCATGCAGCATAGGGTTGCTTCTCGACAGAAAACTGTCGAACAACTTCGCGTAGAACGTGGCTATATCCACGCCCACCGAAACCCCCGGCCCTGTACGCACCGACTCAATGAGTCGGGCCAGTGTAGCCGGTGTGCCATCGTCATCTAGCAGCCAAGAATCGAGGTACGATACTACTTCCCCGATAATCTCTTCGTCAAACAGGAGCCTAGGCTCAAGGACGAATGTGCGGCAGCGCTCGTTGTCGGCAATGAAGCCGTCAATAGCTTTCTGCTTAGCATCTGGCGCGACGATTCCCCTGAATTTCTTCAGGAAAGAGCGACTCATTGCAAGTCGATCTGCGTCTTCAACGGCCATGTCCGAGGTGAACATGGGTCCGTCTACGGGTCCTAAGTCTGCAGCAAGGAGTTCAGCGAGTTTCTCCGGCGTAAGTGCAGTCCGGAGCATCGCTTCTAGCCCACGACTTGATTGGACTCTCCAGATCCATCGATCACCGGCCACTGGATGTGGTCCTCGGTGGCGTCCTCGAGACCAACCACCGACGGGATCTCAATCGCTGACATCGATGCGAGCGGGTCGACCTGACCCCACCCCATCACCAGCGTCTTCGTCCCGTCAGGGTAGTGGATGATCTCAGGCGCGGGCATACCGTCTGCCCGCGCTTCCCAAGCCTCATACGCCTCTGTGAACAAGCGTGTGAGATCGCCATCCGGCGAAGGTTCGCTGCCAACCTCAGGCAGCTCGGGTTCATCGACTTCCTTGAGCACCTTGCGGAGCTCTTCGGAGTTGCCAACAGACCTCATCTCGGAAAGGACTTCGTACAAGACGCGGAAGCTGCCCCGCACGTCCTTTTCAGGAACACGCGGGAACCACTGCGTCAAACCGGCCTTGACTTGGGTCGGCTTGTACATCGGGATGGAAGACACAACCTTCCCAGCTTCGAGGAGCGCAAAGCTCCAATGCTTCTTGGCCGTGAGGCCGAGCATTCCGCTCTGAACGAGACGGTAAGCCAGATCGACATGATTGTCGACATGAAGGTGGACGCCGGTGTCAACCGGGCCGCGCTTGGTCACATAGATCAAACAAATCTTCGACATCGTAGTTCTCCAAAAGTTGAGGAACAGAGATTACGGCATGTTTGCATGCCGGCCGCTTTCGCGGCGCGTGGGTTTCGCCCAATGCTTCCCAGCATTGGCGACCTGGGATCACATCGTGCCCGTGATGAGCGTGTCGATGTAACCCTGGGCGTTGGCCCAGTCCAGGCCGCAAGTGAAGGACATAAAAGCCTTCAAATTGGCGGGGTCGGCGACGTCCGAACCGGCGGGAG